CTTCTGGTGCAAGTTTACATTCTGCATCTATTACTGAAGCATCATGTACAATATGTTCTTTAACAACAACTTGCACATCATGGATCACTTTAGTTTTTCCTTTTAATGCATTGTTTAATTGTTCGTTAGCATCTTTACTTTTTTGTTCAGACACGGCTACTTTAGATTCAAGATCAGCCGCTTTCGCTTTCCATGCCATTTCGACATCATACCCGCCACGTAACCATACGCCTAAAATTACTAATGCAATTCCAATAGGTTTTAATATTCCTGCGTATTTGCCGTAGAATGGAATTAGTCTTCCAACCCAACTTGCAATCATACCTGTAAGACCTACGGCAATTATAGCCCAGTAGATCCAATTTAAAATCGCATCAGGAATAAGACTTAACATCCATTGAAATTGCCACATATTAAGCACCTAGTACTTGTAATGCATGTTGTGTATGATTTGTACGTTCTGCTAGACCCAATGTACCACCATTAATTTTTTTAGTTAATGCTAGTGTATCATTTGCATCTGCAAGTGCATTTAGGTTGTTAGCTTCCCAGAACCAGCAAGCTGATTGAATAGCACCTTCAAAAGTGCTTAAAAATTCTGGAACTTGATCTAGCGGTGTATCGATACTTTCGGCAAAACGACTATAATTGTCCTTACCAGTAATCTGAATTAGACCGCGACCACAAAACTTCCAACCATCGCCTGACTCTTCAGGACCATTGCCCATACGATTAGCGTATGCTCTGTTAGCAATCTTTTCTGGTTGATGGCCATACTGGTTAGCTATTTCCATTGTTGGGAAATAGTGAGGCCATACTTTCATTAATGTTTCTGGACGATAGTTTAAATTCTCTTGAATTGCAGTATAGCCCGCTGATTCAACCATTGTTTGTCCTAAGAAATGTGCTACACGCATCTTGCTTGTAATATCATAATCAGGCAATACTTTGCATAACGCTTCGTGCCAATGATCAGCATAGGGGTTACGCAATACAATTTCTGAAAATTGTTGTAGTGTAAAATCGAAATCAAATGAATCTGCCATTATTTCCTCTCTAGTGCAACAGCCCAATCGCCGTTTTCAAATATAAATGTATCTTTGACTTTAACTATGTTATAGTTTCCGATAACTTTTGTTAAGAACATGACTTCTGCCATGTCCTTGCTTTCTAATAAAACTGGACCTTTAATTGTGCTATGTATTACTGCTTTAGGTCCGCTTTCTAATATGTTAAATGTTACTTCACCGCTGAATTTTCTTTTAAATGTAATGCTTTCATCAAGAACAACAATACTATCTGCAAAACTACGTTTAAAGAATTCGCTAAAATTATTTAAAGGATGTTCTTGGCTTGCTACTTTATAAGAATTTTTATCTTTAGGAACAGCCGCACTTAAATTTTCAAGGGTAGCTGGTTCGCTTTTAAAGTTTTTAAAATAGCGAAAGCGCATGTCTTCCATGCCTGTTAGTTTTTTAACACCTTCAATTAATTCAAAAATCTGTTTACCAATGTGACGAGTTCTTTCAAGTTCGACATAAACACGATATTTGCCGTCATCCAACTCACCAGGAGTTACATCTGAATCTAAAACAAATGGGTAACCCATTTCAAAGAAATTTTCTAAATCTTTGGCAGGTTCTTCTGTGTCAACAGTGAAACTTAAAACACAAATGTCTTCGTCTTCACCAATTTTACTTTTGTAGGCATCGATGTCAAAAACTTTTTTAACTAAGTTTCTTAAATCACCTGCTCTTAAATTTTCATCTAACTTCATGCCACTGCTCCGCCTGGTGCTCCACCTGGAGTTGTTCCGCCTGGTGCTCCACCTGCTGGTGCTCCGCCTGGTGCAGGTGCTCCAGCAGGTGCTGGCGCTGGTGCTGGAGCCGGTGCTTGTTGTGTTTGAGCGGACTGATGACCTTTATCGTTAGTCAACATCTTGTCATCGCTCTTACCTTTCATCTTATGCATATAACCTTGATAAATTTCAAATGCAATATGTTTAGGCATTTGTACTTCAACAATCCAAATAGGCTTGCGATCTAATTTACCCTTCTTACTATTAGGACGTAAATCTTGTGGGCTCTTAATTTTACGTGGTTCTAACAAATGGCTTTTTTGATATGTTACTTTGCAACCTAATTCCATTAAACGCTTACCTGCAACAGGATTAGGCATCTTATCTTTAGGCCACATAAAGCCAGCTGTGATCCAATGACGGTCTACTTTAGGGCCATATGCTAATTCACCATCGATCCAGTTTTCATATACGTATACGTCCATCTCTTCGAAAACACGTTCAAAGTCCTTTAAAACCGCAAGGCTACTGTTGTTTTCGTATAGTTCTTGTATGTTTTTAATAACATCTAATATGTCGTGGTGCATTTGTCAATCCTAGAGTCTTCTACACTTATTTAGCTGGTTTGAAATCATACAGTATCAGTTTATTATTTTAGGAATACGTTAAATAATAGTGTAGGACCTCTGTAGTTATCAAAGGCGGTCACTACAAGTCCTACTTTTACAGTAAGAGTAGGAGCACAACTAGATGAGTAAACAACGAGTGAAAAAGCGTTTTACATCAGAAGTTAACATTGTCGATTTTCCGCAATACCTTCCCCAAAAGAAGCATCGCGTGAGTTTACACCCACGAAATGCTAATCAAGCAACTTATATCCAGAAACTACAAGACGATAGTAAAAGCATAGTTTTTGCTATTGGTCCAGCCGGCACGGGTAAAACCATGCTAGCAGTTCAGCACGGTATTAAGATGTACCAAGATGGTATCGTTGACAAAATCGTCGTGACAAGACCCGCCGTTTCCGTAGATGAAGATTTAGGATTTTTACCAGGTGACTTAAATGAAAAGATGGCACCATGGACAAGACCTATATTTGACGTCTTCTTGGATTATTATCAACAAAAAGACATTAACAAAATGCTGGAGGATGGAGTTATTGAGATAAGCCCACTTGCGTACATGCGTGGACGCACATTCAAAAACGCATACATCGTAGCAGATGAAATGCAAAATGCCACAGTAAATCAAATGAAGATGCTACTGACCCGTTTAGGAGAAGGGTCTAAGATGGTAGTGACAGGCGATTTAGCTCAAGCTGATAGATTAAAAGATAATGGCTTGATTGATTTTTGTAAATTATTAGATGGACATCCTGTACTAAAACATCTTGACATAGTACAATTTGATGCCAAGGACATTGAACGCCATAACGCAGTGAAGGAGGTGTTAGCTGTGTATGGAGATTGATAGTTAACTATCCAGTCCAGTAAAAACCGCCTCAAGGGGCGGTTTTCATTTTGAGTAATGAGAAAATTGTAAGTAAGGACCAAACCCTGCTGTATCAATCCTAATTTCTAATCTACGTTTTGCTATACAAATATAAGTACGACCAAATGTTGGATCTATCATAGGAATAGATACACTACGTCCGGCATGCTGTGTCATTTCTGATAAGAATTGTGCTTCGTCTAATGGATTAGTTTCTGCTTTTAATAAACCATAATGAACTCCAAGATCATCTTTAGTTCGGACAACAACTAGCAAGTGTAAATTTTTTGTATCTTTATGTTTACCTTCTAGTGGATCGACAAAAATCTTTTTAAGAGTAACCCAATCTCTATTAGCCCATGCAGTACTATATCCGTCTGCACCTTTTGCTAAATTTTGTAAAAAACTTGCCTCTGTAGTTTCCTTACCTAATTTAGAACAACTCAGCCCTTTAACATCCAAGTCTGCCGTGGGTGCCTTAACATCGACAACACTATTACCAGAACCTTTCCAATCGGCTCCCGGAATACTATCTGCAACACCATACTCCCAAGTTTCTTTAGCTAGCTGTATTTTACGGTTCTTTTTGATGAAAGGAGCATAATACTCCTTCATCTCTATTTCAAAATTTGAATTAAAATCTTTGCCTAATATCGAATCGTGATCCGTAATAGGTACAGGGTAATACTTGATCATTACAGATGACTTAATCTAACTAGTGTAGCGGCTAGGTTAATTTCTGGATCAATACATAATGTATGATCAGTTGCTCCAGCTTTGATATGCAATATGGCTTTTTCTTGTGTAGCATCGTCACCAAAGATTTCGATGTTGTCATACAACCAGCGATAAATTTCTTCCATTTCTTCTGGACGCACTTGACCACAAATTAGTTTTCTCGCTTCGCTAATCTTGCCTGCCTTAAACAATTCAACCATTTGAATCTTATAATCAGCTTGTCCAGTGTCTCCTTTTTCAGGACTGTGCAATTTACCATCCATACTATTCATCTGTACGGTATTGATACATTTACGCAAGTCTGGATAAGTTCCTTTGACAAAAGAATCTAGTGTATCTAAATCGAAATCAATATTTTCTTCTACTAGGATAGTAGCAACACGAGCAGTAAACTCTGTAATGTCCACCCTTTCAATATGAAATCCTTGACATCTACTATGTAAGGCAGGAATAATACGATTAGGATAGTTGCAAGTAAGAATAAAACGTGCAGTAGTGTGATACTCTTCCATAACTCCACGCAATGCCGCTTGAGCATTTGGAGACAAATAATCTGCTTCATCTAGTAAGACAATCTTAAAATCACCAAACGGAATCATTTGGACAAAGTTTACAATTTTATCACGCACATCTTCAACTGAGTTAGTACGACTTGCGTTAATTTCTAAAATATCTAAATCGTTAATTTCTAATTCATTAAAGAGAATCTTAGCCAAGGTAGTTTTACCAATACCTGCATTACCGCTTAACAATAAATGCGGAATGCTTTTATCTTTAATCCACTTTTCAATTTGTTCTTTTTGATGTGCATCTCTAAAAACATAACCGTCTATTGTTTTAGGACGATATTTTTCTACCCATAATTCTTTCATAAGATTCCTTAGTTTTCTTTATTGTACAGGTGAAAACAGGACTAGTCAATAGTCCTGTAATAGTTTGGTGAATTTAATTAAAACTGCGGACCGGAGAACTGTGCAGGATCCCATTCTTGGTGTTGAACTTTTGAATGAGCACCATATGTATTCATATAGTTCTCGCCGGGCTTTTCATCGCTAACCATTAGAATGGCATTGATATCTGCACGACGAACAGTAATTTCTGAACCATCTTCTTCAACTACAGTAATACCACGTGTCCAACGACCGTGTTCTAGTAAGATCCAATCGCCGACTTTAACATCTTTTTGTTCAGGACCGATTGCATAAACACGACCCCAACGATGGCGAACACCTTCGCTCTTACCATCATCGCTTGGTAATACAAACATACCAAGTTTTCTTTCACCGAATTCCATATCGGTAATAAGAACGTTGTCACGGATTGGGATTAGTTTGCCTGTTACTTTAGGCTTGATGCCTTCCCAACCTACACCTTTTGATTCAGCCATTACTCATTTCCTTCCGGATCTTGATTTGCAATATTCTTCTTTGTAGAAGCAGGTGCGGGTGTAGGTGTTGGTTCTGGACGAACGTTTACTTGGTTTGGAATGCCAGAGCCTGCGCCTTCTGCAATAATTTCTTCTCTGCGTTTGACAATTTGTCCGCCTGGGCCTAGTTTATCGCCACGGGCATTTACTTTTGCATTTCCTACAGCAACGGCCATTTCATTTTGCTTAACAAGTTTAATCATGTCGACTTCCTTGCCTCTTGCTGTTTTATAAATTTGTTTACTTGCCATTTTAATCTCCTCGATTATAGTACTACTTATCTCAGGAATTCCTGCCAGTCTAAATTATATTTGACTGAATCTATTTGATGAACACCCAATAAGAATAATACAAAGCTCGCCACACTAGATCCGCGGCCTACACCCCAAACTATACCATTTTCATTACAAGTATCTACAAAATGTTTGCACCATTGCAACAACGGAAGCATACCGCGTTCATTATAAGCCGCCATTTCGTCTCGAACACGATTACGTTGCTCGTCTGTAGTACAGCGTTGCAAGCACCAATCTTCTACATCAAAATCTCTGTACTCGGCAGGCATAAACCAATCACTTTGAAGTGCTTGATCGAAGTCTGCAATATCGATAGATTCCAACTGCTCGTTAAATCTTTGGAAAGTAAATCCAGCAGTTTGCTCTAACTGCTCAATATCCTCAGTATAATCTACTGTAAGATCTTTGAGATTGGTTAATTTACCCTGATAGAGGGCTTTGAATATATCTAATGAATTAAAAATAGGATTACCGAATTTATCTAGGCGCATAGCCTGTAGTTTACTTGACGTTGATTAGTTTGTCAAGACTTTTATCACGGTTAGCCATCATCTTTTCCAAAGCAAGACGTTGACGCTTGCGTTGTTCTTCGCGATATGTCTCCAAAACGCTAACCATTTGAGCTTGGAGACCAGGATTCCTAGTCATAAAATATTTTTGAGTAAGATCATTGATCTTAGCATCGATTTCGGAATCCTTCATTTCCTGTAAATCATTAACTAACGGATGCATTAGTATTGTCCCATGTAACGTAGATAAACATTCGCTCCGCCATTGATGGTCCACGCTTGAACCATTTGAGTTTTTAGTTGTGTACCGCTAGTTAAAATAGCAGTAGCTTGTCCAAGAGTACCACCGCCGCCTGTAACACTAACAGTCGGTGCAACAGAAGTATAGCCATCGCCTGGGTTAGTAACAGTAATTGCACCTAATCCGCAATTTACAGCTAGCCTTGCTCCAGAACCAGCACCTGTTAATGTAATAAATGAACGTAGGCCAGACACAGGGGTTGCTAAAGTGCCTGTTGGGAATGAACTTAGTGTTCCGATTGGTCCTGTATTGCTAGTGTATGTAACTACAATACTACCAGAACTTGTAATAGTAGCCTGGTTACTCATAATAATCGAACCTGGGAAGCCTATGTTAATTGTTGAAATAGTAGTATTTGATGGAATACCAACACCATTAATGGCCATACCAGTGACTAAGTTAGTGAAATTGTAAATATTATTTAAAGTAGCACTAGAAGATGTGGTTGTTGCTGTGAATGTTGTTGCCAAAGTTTCAACACTAAAGATAACACTAGTATTAGAACTTAATGCAACTAAGTCATTGAGGGCATATCCGTTACCAGCAACACCTCCAGATATTGTTCCAGCAACACTTTGACTACCTGCCGCAGTACTAGCATAGCTTACTGAGTTATATGTACAAGCAGTAACAATAAATGTACCGTTATAGGTAGTTGGAGTAACACCTGAAACAACAATAGTTTGTCCAACAGCGTATGGTGGTACGTTAGTTGATTGAGTATTTGCAAATGTCAATGTAGCAGTAGCGCCTGTCCCGCTTGCACCGGTTGTAGCAATAGTAGGACTTAGTGTAGAAGCCGCAGTAAAAATTCCTAAGTTAGTTGCACTTGCACCAACAACTGTATATGAAGCAGTAGCAGTTGGAGCAATAGCATTAGTTAAAGGACTTCCACCACTAAAACTAATTGTAACTAAACTTGTGTAGCCTGATCCAGCATTGGATACTGCAACAGACGCCAGACTTTCACCACCAACATTGATACCCGGTGTTCCAGTACTTGGATTAATTGGAAAACTTGTATCGTAACCAATTGTACCGCCTGTGGTAGCAAAGGTTGGAGTATAAACACCTGTGCCATCGCTTTGAATTAAAATAATTGCACTACTGTAAACTGCTGGAACACCTGTGTAGTTTGGAAAACCAGTAGTAGAACCAGTAGTTGCAAATGTTAATGTTGTGTTTCCAGACAATGTAAATTTCTGAACAGCACCTTGACTTAGGTCAATGTTAACTGCACCGCTAACTCCGCTTGCAGTATACATTGTTCCTGAAAACAATTGATATAAACCATTGCTGATAGTGCTTCCAAGTAAGTTATTAACAACCGGAGTTGATTGTGTAGCCAAATCAGCTTTTAATAACGCTACAGATTGTAGTGCAGAAATTTCTGAAGCCGCAGTTGTAAAATTGCTAGCGATTGCACCAAAATTGGTACGAAATCCTTGGCTTGGATTATCCTGTCCTTCTACTGGAAAGTTTGCTGAAATGGTGTTTGGTGTTATTGCACTTGTCATACGGTTATCCTATCGTCTCTGAATATAAGGTATTTATCGCTTGTGTAACCGGTGACAGCAGAGATTGTAAATCTGTCTACGGTATAATCTAGCGTGTTAAAATTGAACCCGCTAAATTGGATGTTTGTTAAAATAGTGCTACTTGTACCTGGTTTACAGAAGCAAAGTGGTACACACAGCACATATCCTAGTTGAGCTTTTTCGCCGGATGGTATACTACGCATCCATAACGGTAAGTAATTGCGTTCAGTTAACCCTACATTACTTAATCTTTCTTGCCAATTAGTAATACTACTTGGGAAATATGTATCGGTATTTGGATTACTAGCTTGGTATCCGCTACTATCTACTGTAATTTCATACAAAGGTCTTGCATTTAGAATACTTTCGTCGACAGTAATCGTATCTGATTCGGTACTGTTAGTTTTAAAACTTAAAGGTAAATGTTTGCCGTTTCTTTCTAACGGATCTATCATTTGTACATATACAACTTCGTAGATACTTTCTCCGGTAACAGGATCAACAGCGGTAGCAGTTTTTAATTCGCCAAATTTAAATTGTTTGCGTTTAAATCCCAATCCCATTGCACCGACATAGGCCGCGGCCACTTCGGTTTCAATCCCTGCATACACTAACATTGTTAAACTAGTCTGTACTCCAAAATTTGGATCACTAATTCTGTAAACATCACTAGGTGTAAAGATAGTTGAATCATTAATAAATGCCTTCCATGCACTACGTTGTGTTGGTGCTAGGAACGGTTGTGTTGTAATGTTGCTATAAGGAACACTATTAGGCGCACTTAATGAAATTGTAAAAGTCTTTGGTAAAGAACTATACTGATATTGATCACTAGCAGTTACAGTAAAGGTATAAGTTGTATCTACAGTTGTTTCACCGTAGTCGAATACACACGTACCGCCGTCAAATGTTGTTAATCCTAGTTCGCCAGTACTTGGATTATAATACTGATTAGGTGTTCCTACAATTTCGCCATCTAAACTTAGTGTTAGTCCTGGAGGTAAACTTCCGCTAGTCAGTGTATAAAGAATAGTGCTGTTAGGCACATTCGTAGTTGCAGTCACACGTAAATTTGAAATGTATGCGGCAGGAATAGTTCCTAAATTATTAGGACTAGTCCATGTAATTCGACTGGTAACACTACCAAGAACTGTAATTGTAAATGTTTTATGATTTACAACTTCGTCGTTGACGTTTGCACTTAATCTTGTAGCAGTGATAGTAAATGTATAAACTTTAGTGATAGCTGGTTGATAAGGAACTGTACCATATACTTCACCGGTGTTGATATCAAATTGTGTACCTTGGGGTAATTCACTTAGGGTACCAATATAAAATGCTATAAGATCTGGCAAACTAATTGCCAATGGGGTAGAAATTGTTAATCTATAATAACCATCGTTTAAGTTTGTAACACTGGCAATCTGATATGTTTGACTAGTTGCATTTTCAACGTAGTTATCGAATGTAAAATATTGTCCAATACTCGGAGTAGTTGACAAATTTGTAACAGTTACGGTATAACTTCCAGCAATATTATCAGCCAATGACACACGTTTTGTTACAGCATAAACTTCACAGTTAGTTGTTTCTAAACGAAATAAAACATCTGTGTTGTCATATAGTAATACTGGAACTGTTAGATAATTATTAGCTCTAAAAATACCTAAACTAGTATCGCTTAACCAAACTGGTGTTCTTAAAAATGTGGAGTCTGCTGTAAAGTTACCTGCAAAGCCGTCATAACTTGTACTGTCTGCACGGAATTGATCACTACCGATAACAAATATACTGAATACTCTTTGTGCAAATGCAACGCCATCTGTTACAGTAACTCTAAACTGATAATTTGCATTTAGACTTTTTGGTAATGTACTTGGCAAATTGTAATCAAAGAATACATCATCGTATTGATAGCTATCAAAACCATCAGTAGGAATTAAAGCAAAGTCAAATCCAGCATTATCGTAATATGCTTGGTCAAATTCACCAGTACCTGCTTCTGGGGTTAAGATTAGTTGTGGTTCGACGTATCCGCTAATTAAACCTGTATTGCTTAGTGTAAGTCCTTTTGGCAATGCACCGTCGCCAGATGCAATAAAATATTTTAAATTACTACCCAATGCTATGTTAAGATCGAACGCTTCGATTTGATAACTGACGTATGTGCTATCCAATGCATATAATTGTTTTGAAGGACCAATTGGAAGTTTTCCAGCACTGGTTAAAAATGTTGGAGGATTTGTTCCATTTATTTTTAAATTAAATGTGCGGTCAGCAAAATCCGTACCTTTAGTTGCTCTAATACAAAATTGATAATTTGTTGCACTACTAACTGCAAACGGATTTCCTTTAATATGATTACCGACAATTTGTAATCCGCCAGGCAAACTACCCGAAATTACAGAGTAAGTTACACCGGTATCATTAACAACCGGTAATGCAATATTCAACGCAACTTGTTCTAAAAATGGTTGCCCATTATTACTAAATGTGTATCCAGAAGGTTGAGTCCAGATTGTTAATGGCATTAATTATGCTCCATTATTAGTTTCTGTACCAAGTAGTTGTACTTGCACGATATACATATTGATATACTGTTCCTGATGTCACGTTATTAGTACCTGTAAATGGAGGTATAACTGTTGGACCGGCAGTCATGTTAAGTGTTGATATAGTATTAGATGCAACGGTAAAGCTACATAGTTGTTGGTCAACTGGACTTGGAGGCATAGTTACAGTTACAGTTAACCCTGTAGCACTTACTACTAGCACATTGTAACTGGTTGTAGTACTCACTGCATACGTATTTGTGCTACCAACTGCAATGAAATTAACATTTCTTAATGTTAATCCAGATGTCGATATGTTAGTAAATGCCGCAGTTCCAGAAAACGATGGTCCATTGTTAAAAACAATATTACCGCTACCAGTTGCACCAGTTAACGTAACACCGCCAATAACAGGACTACCTGTTAACGATGGCGAATTTAATGTAGCAGTATTTGAAAATACTAAGTTACCTGTACCAGTTGCGCCAGTACTAGTTATACCTTCTATAGTAGGATGTCCAGTTAACGTAGGAGCACTAATAGTAGGACTAGTAGCAAAAACAAGACTACCAGTACCGGTAGGATCTGTCATAATGCTGTACAATCCTAAACTAGTAGTATTGGCAAATTGTCCTAGGCTATTTCCTAAAGATGCAATAGTACCAGTTTGTGGTAATGTTAATTGAGAATTAGCTGAAACAGTTAATGTAAGATTATGGCCACCTGATAGTGTAAGGTTACCTGTTAACGATAATTGATGATCCTTAGCGTCTTGAATAGGATCGGAGCTAGTGTATGTTCCAAAATTAATCTTATTGTTGATTAAAGAAAATCCAGATCCAAAATCCCAGCTATATCCGCCACTACCACCACTTGTGTAAGTAACAACAGGATTAGTTTCGTAACCAGTTGGAGAATTAAATGTACCCATATCAACTGTTAAGTTGTTGGTATCCATTAATAATTCTAATAATACAGTATCAACACGAGGATCATATCCGTATACAGTAGTTTTTGTATCACCGCCAAATATGTAATGATTGTTTAAATTGATATTACCACCAGCAGTTGGGGAAGTATCGTTAGATAATTTTGTACTTGATTCTAAATTAACGGTTGTACTTGTACTAGTAATTGCAACGCTATTACCAGTACTAGTTAGACTTTTAAATTCTAAGTTTAATAAATTCTTATCGGCCCAAATGCCAACACCTGATCCTACGTTTGTCGCGCCTGCGATTCCAGAATCAGTTTGTAATAATGCAAAATTGCTGTTAACTTTGTTAAATGCGGTACGTAAGTCATCTCCTGTGCCATCATTTGCATACGATCCGATGTTGATTGTTTGAATTGTTGTCATATTTGCCGCTCTCTTTTAGTATTTACCAAGTTCCGCTTGGATATGTTTGTCGCACCCAAATATTAGCTGTTCCTGTGGTATAAGATGCTGTGCAATAGTAGATATAAGTTCCATCGAACGCCATCATACCAGCAGTATCTCCAGATTTACCTATACTGTGTGTAGGAGGTGTGGTCTGAGGATACAAATCATTAAAGTTGTTGTTTACTTTACTGAACGCAGTACGTAAAGGATCGCCTTTGCCATCGTTGGCTGTAGTTCCTAAATTGATTGTTTGTTGTGCCATTAATTTCTCCCTACAGCAACTTCAATGATTCCGGCTTCACCGTAATCTTTATCTTCTAGTGCCTTACCAATGATAGCACCTAGTGTTGGATTTAGTGCTTTAACAGCATAACCAGCTGTAGCACTTGTTGTTAACATGTCGCCTTTCTTAACACGACCAACAACCTTACATGGAACACGTCCGGCTAGTGCAACGAGATTTTTCAATCCTGGACAATCGCTATACATGACATAGGCCGCTTTTTCTGTGCTACTTACGACACCAGCTAATGCTGTATCATTGATAGTTGTTGTAGTAGTAATTTCTTTATCACCACCAAAGATAACAACAGTACCAACATCATACTCTGCATCGCCTTCGTAGTATTCTGCCAAGTCAGCTGAGTATGTGGCAATCATTGTAGATCCACCAACTAGACTAAACTGTCCTTCGAATGTTGCCTTACCATATACACTACCAGCGTTTCCTGTTCCGCCTGGAGCAACAGGGTTACTACTTGGGTTGGCACCACCAGCAACTATTGAGTTAACAAACAAACCACTACTTGATGATGTGTCAATGTAACCACCTGAACCAAGTTGGATAGTACCACTTGGATTAGATGAACCGCTTACACTCATGTATTGCCAGTTGTATGAACCTGGGGTAGTAAAGAATACACCAGTTGTACCACTTAATGACACAGTTGGATAACTGTTTAAATTCAAACCAGCAACGTCGATAGTGCCATCGGTACCAGTTTGAACAATACTACTTGCGGCGTGTGGATTAGAACCACCCGACTGTGTAATATTTGTTGTTGTGTAATGGTTACCTAATCCAGATACTGTCGAACCGTTGAATGTTCCTGTTGAAACACTACTAACAGTCATAATACCTGTTGAAGTAAACCATTGGTTAGTAACAGCATTACCGTTTGTTACAATATTAGCAAACGAAATTGGTTGTGGATATGTTGGATTTGCATTACCAGCAACACCTGTTAAATTACCAAGTACTGTACCTGCCGACATGAACTGTAATGCAGTTTGCGGAATACCAGTTTTGTAATTACCTGTGCCATCTCCGTTAGCATTAGAAGCATTTTGTAAGTTTACCCAACCGTTTGTTTGTGTAAACACCGCACTATTGAAACTTGCTAGGCCGTTTGCGGCCTGTATCTGTTGCGGAGTTCCTGTAGGATATGAGCTTAGTGTAGTACCATTACTAATTACAGTTGGACTTGCACTAGCCGCAGTACTTTCAACAGTTGTTGTGTAAGTAGCGCCCGGAACATTTAACAATAACTTACTTTGTTGGATATTAGCAGTACTAATAACCATTGAATCAACAATACTATTACTATTAATTTCACTAGTTAACGAACCACCAGCACCGCCATTATAACTGATTGAAACACTATTACCAATGATTGTACCGTATGCAGTTAATGAACCACTTGAGTAACTGTTTGCAAATGACACACTACCTGCACTTGCGGCAGTAACAGTAAAGATACCATTGTATGTAATTGGTACACAACCAGTTATAACTACAGTTGACCCAATTGGAAATAGTGTTGAACCTGAAGTGTAAGTAATTGTTGCAGTACCGGCAGTTGTTGAACCGCCAGTAACAGCCGAACTACCAGTACCTTGAGGAACTAAAATATTTCTCCAACGACTTGAAGTCCAAGTAAATCCACCTGAACCGCCTGTATAGTTTGCAGTAACAGCAAAAGTAGATCCATCTAATGCGGCACTTACTGTGATATTATTACCAGAAATGCCTGTAATATAATAAGTTCCGTTAGTTACACCACCTTGTGAAGTACCGGCAAATATAATAGTATCACCAACTTCTAATGTTGAAACAGTACTATTTGCACTTGCTACTAAAGTAATTGTGTTCACACCTGTAGCAGTTGCTGAAACATAACCAGTAGTTGTATCGTAAACAAGAATATTTCCAGGTACTGGATTATTGATGTTTACATCTTTTTGTTGTGCAAGATAGTTAATTGCATCAACATACTGTTTGTTTGTTGCATCAGTTGCATTGATTGGCAATCCAACGTTGTTAATAGTATTATTACCCAAGTTCAAGTTTGCACTCATTGGCAAAATACCATTCAACGGTAAGAAACCTGGTTTAATTAAGTTAGCGGCTGATACAGGAGCACCACTTTGTGTTACACCCAAACGATAATCGACGTAACTTCGAATTGCACTTTGAACTGGAACAATACTTGTCGAGTTATCGTTCATTGTTGCGTCAGTTGAGAACTGAGTAACAACAACACCTTGTTTAAATCCTAACCCGGACAAATTACTCAACGCAATTGACGCTGAGAATGTAACAGTACCAGTACCTTGGTCAACTGTAAAGAATCGACCTACACGGAAGATACCATTTTCGTCTGTACTTACATAGAATACACGACCCACAGTTTCTTCTAATACTTGGTTAGCAGGGTTAGCAGACAATGAAGGTGGTCCGTAAATTGTATTTGGATAGTTAGTTGTATTATAACCACCGGTACCGATACCTAAGAAGTCGTGTCCTGTTACACGGCAAGTACTAATATTAACAATAATTTGTCCAGTAGTACCAGCACTACAACCCACACGAAGTGAATTGTTTGCAGTTAAACTAAATGGTCTACCAATACCTAGTGTTGAACTAGAGCTTGTAGTTGTTTCTAGTGCTACATAAGCTGTGCCAGTGAATGATCCAGGATTACTTGGATATGTTAAAACAATAGTGTTTACACCAGTGTTAGTTGTGCTAGTACAAGGCCATGTTCCATTGAACAACGGATTACTGCTACCATAGACACGATAATAAGAACCGTTAACTACATTCATTGATGCAACAGTAAATGTTACAGCGTATGTACTTGTTCCTGAACCCGATGCACTTGCGGCACTAATTGCAAATGGAGTACCAAATGTAAACGCAGTAGCACTAAAGTTCATAGTACCAGTAGCAGTTCCAGTTGATAACGGACTGAATACTGTGCCGTTTTGTGTTCCACTGATTGTAATAGAACCAACACCTACACTTAAAATGTAGTAAGGTGTTCCTGACACAAGATTACCCAATGCACTTCCATTTACCGGAGTAGTAAAGATAATTTGGTTGCCAACAGATAATCCAGAAGAACTACTTAATGTAATTACATTGCCGCTTGCCGCAACAGCAGTTGCAGTTCCAGTAATTGTATTAGATAATGTAGCAGGATATGCAACAGTAACTTGATTTACTGTACTAATTGCATTACCTGTTTCTGCGGTAATTGTCTGACTGAATACAGTATTGCTTGATAATACTGCAAGGAATGTAGCAGTACCATAACTTGCTGTAACAGTTGGAACACCAGTATATCCAGTACCACCGTTAATTAATGTTAGTAACGGACCGTTAACATAACCATTAGTTACAGTAGCAGTAGCAGTAGCTTGAACACCGCCATTTCCTGGAGACGCAATAGTAATAGTTGGAGCAGTTGCATATTCACCAGCACCAGCATTGATAACTTGAATACTTGCAACAGTTGTTGGGAATTGAGCAGTAATGTTTCCACCTGATGGAATCCAAACTGCTGGACTTACAGTAAATGTATAAGTGTCTAAACTTACTGATTGAACAATACAGTTAGGAGGAATAATAGCATTAGGCGTTGTACTAGATACAATCATACCTACTGCTAATCCAGCTGTACTTGGAACTTGAATAGTTGTAACGCTAATTGCACCAACTACTTGTACCGGTAAATTAATATTATACGCATTTGTATTATTAAATGGAGCAGATGAGCTACCACTAATTGTTAACCAGCTGTCTACGGGAGGTAAGACTGGAGTTGGAGCCGCATTGGTTTGTGTATTAGGTACATTATATGTTACAAATTCATAACTAGTTCCATTTACACTTGTTTGTGCTCCTGCAAAAGTTAGAGCCGCAGGAGTTAAACCGTTAGACGCTAAATTAAGTGTTGAGTTTGGATCAATAATTAAATAAGCATTTGATGCAACAGGCAATCCTGTTACTGAACTTACAACTTGTGAGAAGTAGATAGTACCAGTTTGAGTTCCAGCAATGTTAGCTGTAGCACTCAATGTAATGGTTGTTTGGCCTGTTAATGAATTGTATACAGGTGTACCAACAACAGTTTGACCAGCAGTATAACCGCCGCTACTATAAACTACCATTCCAGCAATAATAGTTCCGCCTACACTAGATACTACCAATGTAGTTGGGCTACCGCTAGTTGATGTACCACCGCTTACATAAGTTGCAGTTGCAGTTGATAACGGTCCAACATAACCCGTAATTCTGTGAACACGACCACCCCATGTAGTTACATATGATCCGTTATTGATTTGACTGATAGTTGCACTATTTGCAATAGATGTGATAGCAATCTTATTATCGCCAATAGTTGCACCTTGTGTGTAGTTAGTGAACCAAATTGGAACACCTGCCACTGGAGGTGTTGTAGTGTTTGCGGCCTTGCTTAAGGTAACAGTATAGTTACCGCCACTTGGTCCAGATACAGTTGCAACAATGTTCCCGTTTAATCCTAAACCACCAACTACTTGGCCAACAACTGGTGCTGTTGACATTGCTACAACTAATGTATAAGTTGGGCCAGCACTTACAGTATAGCTAACACAAGTGCCTTTTGCATATCCAGAAGAGTATGCAGTTGGATCAGCGTTGATAACGTTTGCTGGGTCACTAGATAATTGGAAATAGTTAAATGAACTATCTGTTTGAATAATTGAAGTAGTTAGTGTCTGAGCTTGGAATGTATATGTTTGTCCAATAGGATTCGATCCAGGCGGACTTGTTAATGTAACTGCATAAGTTGTTCCACTTACTAGTGTTACAGCATAGACAGTATATGTACCATTTAATCCAGAACCAGTTACTAACTGGCCTATTGCAATAGTTCCAGTAGGGTTAGTTACTTGAATAACAGAACTTGATGTACTACCTGCAGAAACAACAGCAATGAAAGGAGTTCCTAAACCAACTAAAGTTTCACCTGTTGATTCGCTTAGGTTATAAGTGATAATACGATAGATACTTGCTAAGTTACTTGAATATTGTAAACTTGTACTTGGTCGAGTTGGATGAACTGTTGCAACATTCAATACTTTCTGATTTTGAAGTACACGAATAGTTACTTGTTGTCCGTCGTAAACAGCATATTGTAAACCGGTAGCACTTGACTGACCAGTTGTACTAAATGTCAGTTGTAGTACATCCTGGCTTGTTCCGTTAACTAAAACTTCAATGCCAGTATGTTGAATTGATGAAACTAGATATCTTGTAACGCCACCGCCTTGTAACGTATGGTCAATCTCAACTTCCGAATTGTTGTAAGGAGTATATTTGTAACCAGTTACCCAAATGCTCAATGCAGGAACACTACTAGTTGGGGTCATATAAGACAAAGTAATACCTTGTTTGTAAATTCTAGCAGTTTGCACTTGGTCATTTGCAAGAGTAACAATGTTTGGCAACTGTGTTAAATCGTAACCAGATGCACGTAAACCATAGTCACCTTGAGCGTTTGAACCAGCTACAGAGCGAATTTGAGCACCATTCAATGCCCAATATGCAGTATGGCAATAGTATGTAAATGTTGAAACTTGTTCAGTTAAACCGTTGTTAGTAGCAAGTACACCATAACCCAAGTCGTTAACTTGTGTAAAGTCGTTAGCCAACATACTACGGTTACCAGCAGTTTCAAAATTGATTAGTAAGTTGCCACCATTAGAAATGTATGTTACAGTTGGTGTTACTAATGCAGTTGAAGCATTGCCAGTAATAGTTGTAAAGTCGGTGACAAGACCTGATGTTTGACTTGTGTAAGTAGGAACATTTCGAGTTACAGAACCCCATGAACCAGAACTTACATAGCTACTCAATTGACTTACTAGTGTAGAAATTCTTGAAACTTCAGTAGAACTTGCCGCAGTTAAGTTTGTAATTTGAGCAACGTTATTACCAGCAGTTGGAGTAACTGGTGTGTTTAATAAAATTGCTTGTAGTACTGTGCTTAGACGAGCATAAGAGGCAACACAAATTGACTGTGTACCAGTTAATAACGATGTACCACTACTATAAAAACTCATAGCAGTATCGTAAGTCATACTGTTACTGTTACCACTTGAGTTATTGTACATGATGTCATAAGTCAATGCATCGATGATATAACCAATATCGCGTTGTGATTTTGCGGCACTATAGTATGTGTTTGTACTTACATTGTAGTTTGCATTAATCCAAGCAGTAATTTCTTGTTGTACGAATGCTTTGTTTGCTTGTAAGATATTTTTAGCATTAACTTGGTAAGCAGTATTATAAGAAGTTGTTACTGGAGATGTCCAAGTAATAGTAGGAACTGCGGCAACACCATTGTTAAGAATATTAAGGATTGTACTAATATTATTTGCAACAGATGTTTGGCCGTTTGAACTAACACTTGGGCTAGTCAATCCAGCAATTAATGATCCAGTATAAGATATAGACTGTAACAACAATGCTAATTGTAAACCAGTGTAAGAATACTGAGGTTGTAATAATGTTAGAGCTTGTTTAACACTTTGATAATTTGTACTAAACACGTTATCATATGCCAATGCATTGATAAGATTGTTTAAAATTGTCTGTAATGTTGAAAAACTTCCACCAAACGCAGTTAATGGATAGAATGGAGTTGAATTATCTAATGTAACAGTTACTTGTGGAACACTGAATGTATAAGTTCCAGCGGCTTGTGCAATTAAATTAGTAGTCAACTGAATTGTTGTACTGCCTGCTGTGTAATTTGGACTTACGTATGTCCAAGCAGGTACTCCAGTACCAGTGACTAATTGACCAGCAACAATGTTGTTTGCACTTGCAACAACAATAGTACTTGCACCACTTGCACCGCCACTTACATAAGTTGTTGTTGCAACAGTTACACTTTGTGAATAACTTGCAACATCGTTAACTTGATAACGAATACCTTGAATAAAGAAACTGCAAGGTACTTGTGGTTTACGAACATCTAAACCAGTGTTAGCTGAACCTTGTACAGTTAAACTTGTACCGTTAGTACCAGATGCATTGGCACCAATGCTAATAATGTTACCATATAAACGACCAGAGAAACCGTCAATAAACTGTCCACCAGCAAATCTTGGCTCATTAATACTGCCACTAAAGCTAGCAGATTCTTGAGCATATGGTGATTTGGTCTTAATCTGCCCTTCGGCATCAAGTACCATCATGAATCCACCATGACCTTGGCCGGTAATCAACTTAACGCGAGTAGCATCGTTTACCAAGAACATATCGATTTGTTTGTTGTTCAATGGTGTTGAATAGAAGTTACTTGGGTCGGTCAAGTAATGACGTCCATAAGGTAAACCGTTGTACAAGTGCCATGAACCGCCTGCTAGTACATTTGGACTTACATTAGAATTTGCAAAAGGATAACCCTGTAATACTGTACAATATAAAATATTACCACTAACGTTAGTAACAACAGCCTTGGCCGCAGTACCATACGGGTCGCTAGTTGCTACCATTAAGATTAAACCAATCCAACTTGTTAACGCATTTGTTGTTGACAAGGTAGCTGTAATATAACCTGTTGTTGCACTGATTGTAATCGAATCACTAGATGCATAATCAACACCGCCGCGATTTAAACTTGGGAAGTTGATTTGTCCAACTAGTAAGTTATCAACAACAACATCTCTGTAGAAGAACGCACTACGCCAGTTACTTTGACTGATACGATTTAACGGACGAATAATTGTACGACGGAAGTCATCGCCGCGAATTGTAACGTTTGCTGGAATCTTAATTGGGAAATCTTCGTAGTAAATACCGCTTTCTACAAAAATAGTAATATTAAGATTAGCAACTGTTTCGCCAAAGTCTAATGTTTCGTTAGCTACAAAGAAACCAGGCTGTGTCATCTTAACATAGATAGTATCATAGCTTTGTGTAGTACCAGGTGTGTATGAAACAATAACACCTTGTGCTCCACTAGTTCCGCCGATTAAAATCTTACCTGGAAGAATGTGTACGTCGCCTGGAGTACCTTGGTCAACGTAACCGCGACCACCGTTACTAAATTGAATTTGATATAGTCCATCTCCATAATTAGGAGTAGCAGGCGCACTACCATAACCATTAGTAATAATACTGTAGAATGTGTTGTAGTTTCCAGTAATGTTTGTTATTGCACCAACTGCCGATGTCTTTGTAGAATCATAAGGTGTTTGTGTGACAGCTGATTGATAACGTAATGCTTGTGTTTGATTTAACACTTGTAGCATCAATTGAAATGAAAAGTTCAGACCATCTAATGTTTCTACTCGTTGTGTACCAATTGCAATAGTTTGTGCAGAAGCATTTTTATAATATGCTTTACCAGCGTTTACACTTTGGAAGTTAGCTGTAATACCAGCGTTTGAATCACTAGTAATAGCATCAATAACTAATGCATCAACCAAATAGCCAACATCACGATAGCATAGCGATTGGTTGTAGTTAAATCCGCCAGTGTATTTTCCATTTAAGTAACTTACAACTGAGCTAGCAATGGTAGCATCGTTTGATTCAATAATTAAGAATGCAGGATAAAATTCAACATTGGTGTAACTTAATACGCTTGGGAGTGCAGGAGTTGTACTACCTGAACTGTTAATAATATTTTCAGCAATAGTTAGCAATGCACCAATTTGAGTAGAAGCATTGCTACTACCAGTAGAAGAAGTTTGTGTGTTCGTATATGTATATCCAGGAACTAATCCTAATACACCAGAAATACTTTGACCAGAAGCAATATCAGACACAACGTAAGACATACGATTCTTAATAGTCAAATACATGTATGTAGCTTCTGTGCTTCCACTTGTATATAACAATGCTTGTTGTGCCGCAAATACAGTTGCCGCAGTTGAATTAACATTGCTATTTGTATATGTTATATCATAAGCAATCGCTTCTGCAATATACTTCATTGCATTTTGGAATTGTGTTGCACCGATACTAGGTGCACCATATTGACTAACAAAATAGTGCCATGCATCTTCTGCAATGAACGCAACATTTAAGTTAATAGCAGTAGCGGCCGCAACATATCCAGTAATTGCACCTAATGGTGTACTCGATAATGTTGGAGTCGGACGAGATGGGCTTCCTGTAATGGTAGTTCCGTTAGGACCATATGTTAACAATGTATTAAGTGTTGTAAACAATGTATTAAGTGTACTGGTAACGTTGGTATCGTTAATAACTGTAAAGTTTGGACTTACTAAGTCTGCACTAATTGTTAAACCACTAAATGGAACACTTGAATTTTGACTTATAATTGCATTGTAAGCAAGAAATAATTCTGTACCACTGCCTAAGAAACTAATACTTGGGTTTGATAAATTTGCATTGTAGTAAGTTTGTGCAATAGCTTCTGATGAATCACTGATAATTGTTTGAATAGAAGCAATATTAGCAATAACACTATTAACTAAAGTATCACCAGATGTTACACCAGTTAATGTTTTGTTGATGTATTGTGGAATTGTTGTTTGATACAATGTAGTATTAGCTGTAGTACCTAACGGACTATTGATGACAATATTATTAACAAGAGTCTTAAGGTAATTAACCGCATTAATTGTCGCAGTTAATTCAGTACTTTGAATTTGTAAAGTACCGTTGGTATAGTTGTAACCCCAGTACTGCATACCTGCGTATAAACTTTGGCTATTACCACCGTACATTACATCATACACTAAAGACCATACAATGTATTGTACGTCACGTTGGCATGTTGTTTGACTATAAGATAAACTTGAATAGTTAGCTGTTAGATATCCAACAATTTCAGCTTGAATAAATGAAATATTGTTTAACAATAATTGTTTAATAACAACTTGCTCGGCAGTTGTATTTGAATTAGAAGGATAGGTCGGAGTACTAGCACTAACACCACTTACTAAATTCTTAATAAGTGCAATGTTGGCTGTAATCGAATTAGCCGCATCTGGATATGCTGTTGCAAAGTTACTAGAGCCGACGGTGATTGCTAAAATTCTAGTTTGTAATTTTGTTAATGCATAGGTAATTTCAGCAGTATTCAGACCAGTACCGTAGTGGGCAAAGTTTAAACCAACCATTGTACTTTGGAAGTTGCTACCGATGGCTAGGTCGTTTTCTAATGCTGTAACAACTTGATTAATATATTTTTGAACTAGGCTACTGCTATAAGAATAAGTTCCAATCTGTGTTTGAATGTAACCAATAGCATCTGTAATTTGTGCTAATTGATTTTGAATTATGTTTTGGTTAGCAAGTGTTGGATTGAACAATGAGCTAACTTGAGTAATACTTTGGAAGTTAGAACCTAACAACAAGTCATACCCGACAGCATCGATAATATTTTTAAGAATGCTGTAGTAACCTGTACTACTGAATGTGTTAACGTACTTGCTATTGATATATGCAATAGTTTCTTGTTGAATAAATGTTCTATTTGATTCTAATAAACTTTGTGCATTAGTGTATACAGTATTGGCACTATTACCGCCAGTAGCAGTTGCAGATGTCACTAACGACTGAGTCTGACTTTGATTGATAGTATATGTAATTGTTTGGCGATATGGACCTGCTTCTAATTGTGACAAGCTGATTAAGTTTTGTGCTTGTAATGCGGCCGCACCAACAGTCTTATAAGCATACTGCCACCCGCGTCCATTACGTCCAGCTGGTACATGAACTTGAGAATCGTCACCACTAGTACTTACATACAAGTTTACGTTACTATAATATGTGCTATTATCTACATAATATTTTGTAGCGGCTTGCAAATCACTGCTGGTATTAATAAGTCCTTGTCCTGACAACGGTGTTGGATGGTCGCTTAGTTCTAACGGACCAGTCATTGTATCGCCGCCTCTGTATACAACATCTTTACGTTGCATAACTTCGGTAGCTAGGTAGTTACTGGTTAAACTTGAGTTATAATCTGCATCTCCAGTTTGTGGTAAACTAGGTTGAGCTCGAGTTTTCAAAGCGGCTGATACTGTGTATGTTCCTGCTTTTGTACTATTAACACCTGATCCAACAGATACTGTTGACAAATTACTTGCTACACCGGCAACGTAATGATTAATACCATAATTAACTGTAACTGGAAGTTGGCCAAATGAAGTATTATCAGCAGTGTATAAATTATTAAATGAATTAACAACTGCTGGGCTTGGATCTACAAAGTTACCAACATAGTTGTGCGCCACGTTCATAGACGCATTTAATGTTGGACTTGTGTCAGAAACTAATTTAGCGGCGGTAGTTGATAAGTTAATACCTGTCGAAGTAAACGCAATATTAACAGTTCTGTCATTACTAGTTAATGTTCTTGCACTTAATTTAGTTCCGTCGGTGCTACCTGCAATCAATTGATTAGCAGTATATACTGTACCATCTGACAAACTTCCAAGAGTTAAAGCACCACCTAGACCGAAAACAGCATAAAGTTCTGTAAAATTCTGGTTAACCTTGATAAAAGATTCGCGGATACTATCGCCGGTACCGTCATTTCCTTGGATACCTGTATTAATTACTTTTTGTGTCATTTATTAAACTCCGAAGCTGGAACCACAGCCGCATGTTGTTGTTGCGTTAGGATTCTTTATAGTAAAACTACTGCCCATTAATTCTTCTTTATAATCTATCTCTGCACCTTGCAGATATTGCATGCTCATACTGTCTACTAGAACGCGAAATTCGTCTAAAGGAATTTCAAAATCGTCTTCGTTGACTTCTTCGTCAATGGTAAAACCGTAGCTAAATCCGCTACAGCCACCGCCTTGTACAAAAGTACGTAGTGCTACTTTGGGATTGTTTTCTTCTAGTAGAATATCTTTGATTTTTGTCTTTGCAGATTCGGAAATAGTAATCATAATTGCCCTCGATATGATATTTATCAAAGGTATTTTATAACCTTAATGTAAATACAATTATGTATATTGGTACTGAATTCCGTGAAAACTTCTATGTGCGTACCAGTAAAAAGGGTAACGTACATACATATAACCGCAAAAAAAGAGTGGTAATCTTTCGTTGTGATAGTTGCCAGGAAGTGTTTCACCGCGACAAAGGGGCGATGGATCCTAATCGTTTAAACAACAATTATTATCATGTTTGTGGGTGCTGTGATGTTAAAAAATTTGCCCAATCAAAGGGCGTAGAATCTCGAAAAGTTTGGGATATGCCAGCAAGCAGTCTTAAGACACTTGACCAACTTTAGCTTTTATAATCCGGATCGCCCGGATGTATTTGACTATATCCACGCTTCCATTCTTTTCTATATTGATCAGCTGGAATAAGTCCAGAAAAATCCAATTTCTTAGCAACTCTATCTTTGAGTTGCGGGTAAAGTTTTTGTATATACGCTTTATCTTTACTGCGAGGACCTATCAAGGTATAACTTCCCGGCTCAGTTTCATAACCTACAAACCACTCGGTAGGTGCAGTCTTTCTTGGAGGATTACCGCTGGTATATCCGTTGTCATGTATTTGTAATTTTTTAGGATCTGTATAATCGTTCTGCGGTTGGGGACCAGTATCATCAGTCGATTGAGCTAAGGGATTTTTACCTTCCTTGCGCCACGGTGTAATTTTTACACCTGTCGCACGAGCATGATCAAAAAAACCTCTGGGGATTTTTAAGTCAGGATCATATTGGATTTCGACTACAAATGGTGATTTTATAGGAATAGGTTTAAATACCTGTTCTTCTGTTTCATATTTGTAATGCATCATAGCACCGACTTTAGGAACTACTTTGTAGCCGTGCTTACGTAAAGCATTTTTATCTATAACAAATTGAGCCACACCATGCCCGTAGGGAAAATGCAAGTATTGATTACGAGTTAGACTTATGCGTGGAATAGATTCTTCACCATTTTCTTGATCCATGTCTTGATCAAAGTCAAAGGGCTCTTGAGGTTTTAAAGCACCACTTTTTAATATCTTCATCATAGTAGGACCGTCTGGCACTCCGTGATATAAGAATTGATCGTTTACACCCTCGTTTAATAGTTCCCAGATTTTCATAGCAATATTTATACGGTTCTAGCTAAACCAATCCTACTTGAGATAATATTCCAGTTCATAATTTTCCACTGGTTATTGAGATATGATTTTTTGTCACTTCCGTAATCGAATTGAAAAGAATGTTCCCACCAATCAACCAACAGTATAATGTCCATCTTAATTTCGTGATTTTTAATTGTTTTAATCTTGCCATCACGGGCTAGATATACCCATCCACTACCTTGTATTTTCATAGCTTCTTTTTCAAAAGCCTCTTTAAATCTATCAAAAGTTTTAAAATGTTTGGTAATAAATTCGCCAGCAGATCCATCCGGAGTGTTGGAAGAGCTAGGTTTCTGAAATTGTGTAAAGTACAAATCGTGTAAGAACGCACCTGCTTCATTAAAGTCGGCGACGCCTTCGCCATCGTTAAATTTATCTACATAGGCTTTGTATAATTTGCCATAATGATAACGTATAGTATCTTCGCTAATACTAGGGTCTAAAGCATCTTTAGCATAAGGCAATTTAGTTTGCACCAGGGTTTTAGGGGTTTTGCCTTCGTTTA